AATGGCGAGGCTGAAAAGGACTTTAAGTTGATAATGTCAGCATTAAATAAAGCATTTCCTATGGATACTGTGTATAATGAATCATAAATTAGAAAGTTAAAAAGATTTTGTATTTTAAATTTTTATTTTTATAAATGAAATAATTCTGAAAATTTAAATCAAAAATTAATTATTTTATCAATTAAAAAAATTGATAAAAGTTAATATATTTTTTTAAATAGTATTAAAAAAATGTATCTATATCCAAAAATAGATGATTTATCAATATTAATAGATAAGGATTGTAAAAGAATGTTAAGAAGAACAAGTAGAAAATTATTAATCGATGAAGTTTTGAATAATTTATTTAATGAGAAAGAAGAAAATAAAAAAAAGGAAAAATTTACATGTTTATATGAAATTGTTTTAAATATTTTTGGTTGTAATTTAAAAGAATAACAGTAAATATATTATTATTTAATAATATATTTATGTATTTAATTCCACTAGTTAGAACATCACGTGCTATAGCATCGTGTACTTTATTACCAGATAATCCATTGTTAGCATTAAGTATAAGTGAAATAACTAGTTATACTGTACCTTTTATATTTAATTATCCAAATGATGTATTTAATACAGGTTTTTTATTTATGTTTTATTATTTAAATTATACAGAATCTGCATTGAATTTAATGAATAAAATTGAAAAAAATGATAATTCAAAATATAAATTAGAGTTTATATGTATATTTTTTTATTTAATATTATATAAATTTTATGCTTTTTAATAGTATAAAAATTAAAGAAATATATATGTAAAGAAATGTATATGTAAAGAAATATATATCTAAAAAAATAAATTATAAATATTTTATTTGTAAAATACATAAATAAGATGTTTTCAAAAAGATTATTTAACATAATAAAAAGTAAAATTCCAAAGATTTCATCTACTGAATTAATAGCATTAAGAAGTGGTAATACATCATTAGATAGAACAATTTTACAAGGAAATTTAAGTTTTCCACAAAATAAAGAAGTTACTAATAAATTTCCAGTTAATAAATTAAATGAATTATTTGATAGTTATGATGGAACAAGAATATATCCAAATAATAATTCTAATTATTGGATTAATTTTTTAGCAAAAAATAAATTTTTTAGTTTTTTAATTGATGAAAGTTATGGAGGTATAAAATTAAGCGTAAATGAATTGTCTAATATTTTAACAAAAATAGCAAGTGTTGATCCGGCACTTGGTGTTGTTGCTATGGTACCAAATTCGCTTGGTCCCGGAGAATTATTAACACATTATGGTAGTAAAGAACAAAAAGATAAATATTTACCTGGTTTAGCAGATGGTAGTTATATACCTTGTTTTGGATTAACTGGTCCAAATAATGGTTCTGATGCAACTGGATCTATTGATGAAGGAGAAGTTATTGAAAAAAATGGTAAAATAATGATAAAAGTAAATATAAATAAGCGTTATATTACATTGGCTCCTGTTGCAAATTTAATGGGTATAGCATTTAATTTGAAAGATCCAAATAATTTATTGAAAAATAATAAAAATGGTATAACTTTAGCATTATTAGAACGAGATCATGATGGATTAATTCAAGAAACACATCATAATCCATTAAATGCTGGATTTCCAAATGGTACAATTAAAGGAGAATTTTATATAGATCCGAGTGATGTAATTGGTGGTGAAGAAAATATTGGTAATGGGTGGAAAATGTTAATGGATTGTTTATCAGCTGGTCGTGGAATAAGTTTACCCGCAACAGCAAATGCTAGTAGTAAAGTGGCAACATTTGGCATTATAAATTATGCAAAAGTACGAAATCAATTTAAGATGCCATTATCGAAAATGGAGGCTATTCAAGAAAAGATAAATATAATGGTTTTAAATACATGGATAATTCAATCAGCTGTTAAATTAACAAATGATATATTAGATGATGGAAATAGTCCTGCTGTATTAAGTGCAATTATGAAGCAACAAACAACTGAACGTGGGCGCATAGTATTAAATCATGCCATGGATATTCAGGGTGGTGGAGCTATTTGTTTAGGTTATAGTAATTTTTTAGAAAAATTTTATAGGGCGGCACCAATAGGTATTACAGTAGAAGGTTCTAATACATTAACTCGATCTCTCATAATTTTTGGTCAAGGTTTAAATAAATCACATCCATTTATTTTTCCAATATTAGATTCAGTTTTAGAGAATAATGATAAAAATATATTAATAAATTTTAAAAATATTTTAACTCATTCTCTCAAAATGTATTATTCTACTTTTAATTTAACAAATTTATTTCCGGGTGTACCTAAAATATTAGAAAAACAAATTTTAGATTTTGCTGCATTAACAAATTTTGTTGCATTAAAGGGTGGTTTATTAAAGAAAGAACAAATGTTATCAGGTGCAATGGCAGATATTTTTAGTAATTTATATTTAGCATTAGCAGTTGAATATTATCAGAATGAATATAAATCTAGTAAATTATTAACAAAATATATAGTAGATAATTTAATAAATGAAAATCAGGTATTAATAAATGAAATTATAAATAATTTGGGGTATGAGAGATTTTTATTAAAACATTTAATAAATCCAGTTTATTCTAAGAATTATGAAAGTGAGAGATTAATATTTAATGAAATATTAAATAATGAAAAAATATTGGAAGAAATAAAGAAAAATATATATGTTAAAAATAATATACTAGCTGATTTAGAATTAGCTGGTTCAGAAACGTTAGATGTAAATTCTGAAGAATATAAATCTCTCAAAGATCGTATAATAAATGTAGATGAATTTAAAAATTTTGAAAGAAATTAGATAAAAATGTTTTTCAATTTATTAAATTTTTTTATTAAAATTAATGCAATTCATTGCTTATTTTTAATTTAAGTTCACCGATAGCTTTTCCGGGATTTAATCCTTTTGGGCAAGTATTACTACAATTCATAATAGTTTTGCATCTATATAGTTTCATTGCATCATCTAAAAATTCCATTCTTTCTTTAGTGTTTTGGTCTCGTGAATCTTGTACCCATCTATATGCTTGCATTAAAACTGCTGGACCTAAATATTTATCACCATTCCACCAATAAGATGGACAAGATGTAGAACAACATGCACATAATATACATTCGTACATACCATCTAATTTTTTTCTATCTTGTTGACTTTGATATAATTCTTTTCCGTTATTTGAATTTTGTAACCATGGTTTAATTGATTTATATTGTTCATAAAATGTAGATAAATCTGTAATTAAATCTCTAATAACTGGCATATGTGGTAGTGGATAAATTGATATTTTTTCTTCCATAGGTTTTAAACATGCTAAAGTATTTTTTCCGTTAATATTCATTGCACATGATCCACATATTCCTTCTCGACATGATCTTCTAAAAGATAATGTTTTATCTATATTATTTTTAATATGTATTAAAGCGTCTAAAACCATTGGACCACATTCATTTTTATCAATTGTAAATTTATCTAGTTTTGTAATATTATTGTTATGTCTATATATTTTAAGTGTGCTTAAATTTCTTTTAATAAGATTTTTAAAAAACATGTAAATTATAAAATAATATACTATAATAATTTAAAATTATTTCAGAATAGATATTTTAAAAATTATATGCTATAATAAATTTAAAAATAATTTTTTAAATATATTAAAATGTACAGAATAATACCATTAAGAATATTAAGAAGAACTAGAGGAGTTAAATTCGATGAGATGGTTCCTTCTGATATTCCAAAAATTAGTGGAATTGATAGAGTAATTCATGGTCCTAATTCTATTTCTCCTGGTCCAATAGAAGATTCTAATATTCCTGTTAAACGTCCATGGTATATGCATCCGGGTCAAGATGATAATTTATTAGTATTACAAGGTACTCGTTATATTGATATTTTTTGCCCAATAACTAAAAATAAAGCATCTTTTATAGTTACACCAGATAAAGTTTATAAGAATGATAAACTATATTATGATGGTCCTGCAATGGTTGTATGGCCAGCAGGAATTTTTCATAGAATAATAAGTGGGATTGACGGTAGTATAAGTGTGAATTTTGCATCTCGCACAGAAAAATTTAATATTAAAGATAATTTTAACATTTATAATTTATGTACAAAAACCGGAAATTATGAATTATTAAGAGAAGGAATAGATGATCAGCCTGATTTAGATTATAAATATCCAAATGAAGAAATTAAACAAATGTTTAAAGAATAAAAACATTTAAAAATATTTTTTTGATTATATTTAAATGTTTTATAAAAAGTCATTTCATTTTATTTACAAAAAAGATTTATTTCAAGAATGTAGAAGATTTAATATGACAAAGTCATCCAGTTTAAAAAATAAATTAAAAGAATTAATTCCAGAAAAACAGAAAATTTTAAAAGATTTTAAAAATAATTATGGTAATAAAACTATTGATTTAGTTACTGTTAATCAAACTGTTGGTGGTATGCGAGGTATTAAATCAATGTTATGGAATACTTCTTTATTGGATCCTGAAAAGGGGATAACTTTTCATAATAAAACTATAAATAATTTACGTGAAGAACTTCCAAAATATAATATAAAAAATTCAAATTATAAAACAAGCGAACCTTCTAGTGAAGCATTATTATGGTTTTTAATGACAGGAGAAATTCCTTCAGAAGAAGAAGTCAGTGATTTACATGAAGAATTATATATTAGATCTGGTATTTCTGATAATGTAAAAAATGCTATAATAGGATTTCCAAAAGATATGCATCCTATGACTCAATTTTCATCTTCTATATTATTATTACAGAATGAATCAATATTTTCTAAAAAATATAAAGAAGGAATAACTAAAAATGATTATTGGGATTATACATATGAAGATATTATGAATTTAATTGCAAAATTACCCGAAGTTACTTCATTAATTTATAATAATACTTATAAATATGGAGAATATAAAAAATATGATAATGAACTAGATTATGCAGCAAATTTTTGTAATATGATTGGTTTTAATAATAATACTTTTAATGATTTAATGAGATTATATTTATTAATTCATTCTGATCATGAAGGAGGAAATGCTTCTGCACATACATGTCGTTTAGTAGGATCTACATTGTCTGATCCTTATTTATCTTTATCTGCATCAATGAATGCTTTGGCAGGACCTTTGCATGGTTTAGCTAATCAAGAAGTATTAAAATGGTTATTAGATTTACAAAATAAATTAAAAAATAAAAATAAAGAAGTAAATGAAAAAACAATTAAAGAATTTGCATGGGAAACATTAAATAATGGACAAGTAATTCCTGGATATGGTCATGCGGTGTTAAGAAATACTGATCCGCGATATACTTGTCAAAGAGAGTTTGCATTAAAAAACTTACCAGATGATGAATTATTCAAATTAGTGGATACTATTTATAAAGTTGTTCCAGATGTTTTATTAGAACACGGTAAAACTAAAAATCCATACCCGAATGTTGATTCTCATAGTGGTGTTTTATTAAAGCATTATGGACTTAATGAATATGAATATTATACAGTATTATTTGGTTTAGGAAGATCATTTGGTGTACTTAGTGAATTATTTTGGGATAGAGCATTAAATCTTCCATTGGAACGACCTAAAAGTGTTACATTTACTTGGTTAGAAAATAATATAAAAAAAATTGATATTTAAAATTTTAGTAATGATTGTTGTAAGTGAAAAAATGTTATTACTAATTATTATTCCATTAAGTTTACATATTCAAAATATGCCAATTCCTATGATTAATGCTTTAAAAAAACATACAGAAATGGGAAAAAATAATTTACAAGAAAAAGATGTATCATGGAAGAAAACAAATAATTGTAAAAATATTATAGACAAATATTTTTATAAAATGAATAAAAATATTTATAATAATAATGATAATAATTATTATGGTGAAATGTTTAAAATTTTTGGCTATCCAGCAACATTAATTATAATTAATAATAAATTTAATTATGTAGAAGAATTTATTATTAACAAAAATTTAATGTTAATGTTTGATGCGGCACCATTAATGAGATATACATATTATAAAAATTTTAAAAAATTAAATATAAAAAAGGCAAAAAATAAAGATATATTTTTAATTATTTAAATTTATTTAAATATGCAATCACATCTAATCTATCTTTTTCTTTTTTAAATCCTGGAAATGCCATATTTGTACCTTTAATAAATTTTTTTGGATTTGCTAAATAATCAAACATGGTTTGGTCTGACCATATAATTCCTGATTTTTTATTTGCGTCAGTATATTTAAATCCTGGAACTTGACCAGATTGTCTTCCTAATACTGAAAATAAATTAGGTCCTTGTTTATTTGGACCTCCTTCAGTAATAGTATGACATGTGGAACATTTAGCTTTAAATAATTTCGCTCCATTAATCGAATTACCATTCATAATTAAATAAATATATATTTATAACTTTATATATATTTAAAATCCTATTTCTCTTCCTTTTAAATAAGTTCCAATCCATTGTGATAAAATATTAATTTTATTTTTAGAACTTTGTAATTTTGTTAAATATGCTGATCGCCATGCTAACCATGATTTTAAACCAGTAAATTTATATTTGTTATATTTACCTAATTCTAATATTCCATCTCCAGTTGTTAATGATACCATAGAACCAAAATGATTATATTTAAATTTGGAGTTTTCGCTAATTGAATCTATATTATTTAAATAATATGCTAAAAATTTTCCATGTTGTTCTGCTACTTGTGCTAAAGGTGGTAAAGGTGAATTCTCATTAGTACACACATCACCTAATGCATATATATCATCATTAATTTTATTATTATTATTGTAAACTCTTAATAAATCATCTACAACTATTTTTCCGTTTTTTTTAGATTTTCTAAAATCTAATTTTTCTATAAATTTACTAGGACCAATTCCAGTGGACCATACACATAATCCATAATTAACAATTGATCCGTCATTTAATTCTATATATTTTTTAGTAATTTTACTAACATTTCCTTTTTTAATATAAACACCGCCATCAATTAATTTTTGAACAGCATATGATGATAATTTTTTATCAAAACTATTTAATACTTCATTACCTTCAATTAAAGTTATTTTAGCACTAGACTTAATATTTGGATTATAACTAGACATATCTTCATTTATAAAATTACATAATTCACTAGCAAATTCTACACCAGTTGGTCCACCACCAACAATAACAAAATGTAATAAATTGTTTCTATCTTCTGATTTAATAGTTGGGATACCTGCTAAACAAACGTTTTCTAAAATTTTTTTTCTTATTCTTATAGAATCATTTAGATTTTTAAGAAAATATGTATTTTCATAAACACCAGGTATATTAAAAGTAAGTGGTTTACCTCCAGTTGCAATAACTAATTTATCATAACCAATTTTGAATTTAATATCATTACTGGTTATACATTCAACTGTTTTATTTAAAGAATCAATATTATATGCATTTGCTAAATAAAAATGATTTTGTGGTGCTCTTAAACCTGGTTGTAAATGTCTAATATTTTCAATTACACTTTGATTATGTACAGTTCCAACACAACTAGATGCTAATAATGGAGTAAAAACCATATGATTTTTTGAACTTATGACAGTTAAATCATATTTATTTATACAATCAATATCTTTTGCTAATCTTGCACCTGCCCATCCTGTTCCAAGAATAACTAATCTTTTTTTTCCAGTATTAAGTGGCATAGTTGAATCAATAATCATATTTTGAACCTTATTTTTTTCTTTGTCTAATAATATTAATTTATCATTTTTATTAAAATTTTCTTTGGGATCTTTAATACTAAACTTATTAAATAATGTATTTGATTTTTTAATAAAAATCTTTAGATTTTCCCCTAAAATATGAGATGATTTATTATTTAATTTATTATTAAAAGCGTATTTATAATTACATAGTCTATTTAGAAATAGCATTATTATAAATAAAAATTTATTTTTAAATAAAATTTAATTTATAAATTATTAATAAGATAGTGTTTCATATCTTTTTAATTTGTTATAATTATCTTTATGATTATATTTATAATATAAATTATATGAAAAATAAATAATAAAAAAGGAATGCACTTTTAAATTTAAAAATCTCAAAAAATATTGATTTACAAATGGAATTTTTTTATGATAATCAGTAATTATTGTTGAAAGAGATACAAATGAATGAAATGATAAATTATTAATATTAAATAAGTCAATATATTTTTTTATTTCATAACTATCATTTAATATTATAGATGGTAATAAAAAAGGTAACATTATTTTATTTGAATTGTGATACAATTTAAGAATTTTATTATTTTTATCAGGGCTTAATATGTGTTTAAAAAACATATTATTAATATTTAAATATAATATATCTTTAAATCTTAATGAAGAAATTATCTCCACATTTAAGTATTTATAAATTTCCATTGGTTGCTATATCATCTATTACCAATAGAGTAAGTGGTATTTATTTAACATTTTCAGCTATGGGTATAAGTTTTTTTTGGTTAACAAACAACAAACAAAAGGAAATTATTTATAATAAATATAATGAAACCAATTTTTATATAAGGAAAATATTTAATTATACATTATTATATCCTTTTGGGTATCATGTTACCGGTGGATTACGTCATTTAATATGGGATATGAATCCTAAATTACTAACAAATACAAAAGTTTATAAATCAAGTAAATTTATTTTTTTAGCATCAATATTACCTACAATTGCATTAGAATACAAATTATCTGAAAAATTGAATTTATATTAGTTAACTAAATATAATATCATTTAACAAAGAATTATTATTATTATTTAATTGATTTAAATCATAAATATTTTTAAAAAAATCTATGATTATACTTTCTGTTAATCTTAATGATATATAAAAAATTATATTTTTTTTAATTAAAGAATATTCTAAATTATGTAGAGAATTACTTGTTGTTATACATGATATTCCATTGCTTGTAATAAAACATTCTTTCAAAATCATAATTATAATATAGGTTAAAAAATTTAAAATTATTTCAACTAATTATATTATAATTATGACATTTTTTAAATTATTTAAAAGAAATTTTACAAATATAACAAAAAATATAGTAGAACATAATTATGATGCTATAGTTATAGGAGCAGGAGGTGCTGGATTACGTGCAACAATGGGTCTTGCAGAAAAAAATTATAAAGTAGCATGTATTAGTAAACTATTTCCAACGCGTTCACATACTGTAGCTGCACAAGGTGGAATAAATGCGGCTTTAGGAAATATTACAAAAGATGATTGGAAGTGGCATTTTTATGATACGGTAAAAGGAAGTGACTGGTTGGGTGATCAAGATGCAATTCATTACATGTGTAGAGAAGCACCTAAAGTAGTTTTAGAATTAGAAAATTATGGATTACCTTTTTCAAGAACAGAAGATGGAAAGATATATCAAAGAGCATTTGGAGGACAATCATTAGACTATGGTAAGGGAGGACAAGCATATAGAACGGCTTGTGCTGCAGATAGAACCGGACATGCAATGCTTCATACATTATATGGAAATTCTTTGAAATATAAGGCTGATTTTTTTATTGAATATTTTTCAACAGATTTATTATTTAATAAAGATAAAACGGCATGTGTAGGTTGTATAGCATATGACATGGAAAATGGAGAATATCATATTTTTAAAGCAAAAAATACTATAATAGCAACTGGTGGCTATGGAAAATGTTATTTTTCAGCAACAAGTGCTCATACATGTACGGGCGATGGAAATGCTATGGTTTTACGACAAAATATACCATTACAAGATGCTGAATTTGTACAATTTCATCCAACCGGAGTTTATGGTGCAGGTGTATTATTAACAGAGGGTTGCAGGGGCGAAGGTGGGTTTTTAATAAATTCAGAAGGAGAAAGATTTATGGAAAGATATGCACCAAGTGCTAAAGATTTAGCCAGTAGAGATGTAGTATCTCGATCAATGACTATTGAAATTAATGAAGGTAGAGGAGTTGGACCAGATAAAGATCATATTCTTTTACAATTAAATCATTTACCTAAAGAAATTTTACAAGAAAGATTACCTGGTATATCTGAAACAGCTAGCATATTTGCCGGTGTCGATGTTACTAAAAAACCTGTACCGGTTATACCAACTGTTCATTATAATATGGGTGGTATACCTACTAATTGGAAAGGACAAGTTATTAATCCTACTTTAGAAAATGAAAATAATATTGTAAATGGTTTATGGGCTGCGGGTGAAGCAGCTTCTTCATCTGTTCATGGTGCAAATAGATTAGGTGCTAATTCTTTATTAGATATTGTAGTTTTTGGAAAAGCCTGTGCAGAAAATATTGAAGAAATTAATAAACCGGGTGAAACGCTCGATGAATATAATAAACAGGAAGTTAATCGCTATATGGATTTATATAATTTTTATTTATATAAAAATGGAGATATTTCAATTAGTGATTTAAGATTAGAAATGCAAAAAACAATGCAAAAACATGCTGGTGTATTTAGAAATGTTAAATCAATGGAAGAAGGAGTCTCAAAAATGCAAGATATTTATAATAATTTTGAAAATGTTTCAATTGATGATAAATCTAAAATTTTTAATACTGAATTTATAGAAATGTTAGAACTTAAAAATCTTTTAGATAATGCTATTGTTACTATGAATTCTGCTAATTTTAGGAAAGAATCTAGAGGAGCACATAGTCATGATGATTTTAAAGAAAGAGATGATGAAAATTGGCTTAAACATACTATATGTAGATTACAAGATAATAATATTAATTTATCTACTAGAAGTGTTAATTTATTTACATTAAATGATGAAGTTAAAAGTATTCCATTGGCAAAAAGAGTATATTAATAATACTCTGATAAATAAAAATATTATTTAGAAACTTCATAAACATATTATAACAATAAGCCATTAAAAAATTTTGTCTATAATAATATATATTTTTTATAATATATATTATTATGAAATATAGTAAGGAAGGTATTAGTTATTTTATGTATTTATGTAGTAAAAACATAGATAATAAATATTATATGATTTTACCTGAAGAAATTAGAATTTTAATTTGGGATACAATACATTTTAAACCACATATTGAATGTTTTATATGTAATAAAATTTTATTATTAATGAAAATTGATATTCGACATGATTATCATACAGAAAATTTTATACAATATAATGGAGCAATTAGGTGTACCAATTGCTAAAAAAAATTTTTTTATATTTATATTATAATGAAAAGAAATGCAAGT